CCCATGTGCATCGAATCACTGGGGGCGTGGCGCACCCGATCGCGTCGGATGGCGTCCAGCAGGACTTGAACAGGCACAGTCGCCCGCCTTTCGTACTCGGCGAGCGTTTCGGGGCCGATGTCGGCCAGTAGTTTGCGGTGGTCACCCAAGATCATGGAACGAATTAAACCACAAGGCACCCGGAGCGTGCAATCCCCCGGCGTCATAATCCGGAGCTATCGAGCAGAGCGGCACGATAGGCGGAACCTATAACAATCGTGCGCGTACGTGAGGGGGATCCGAGAGGACCTGAGTGTGGTGGTGAATGACTCTTGGCGTCTGAAGACCCGGCTCTTGTGTTCCACCGTTCCACAATGATGGAACGCCTAATGGAACGCTTCTTCCATTCGAGAGAAGATATTGTGTTCCACCGTTCCATCTCACATATCCCCAATAGCTGATTTTCGTGACAGGCCCTCATGGGTGCGCGCATGTAGAACGATGGAACAGAGGGCCTTTTTTCGAATGGGGAGTGTGTTCCATTGTGCGTTCCATTATGATGGAACGGTGGAACGCGGTGGGTTTCGTTCCTCGCTCGCATTGCACGAGCGCCGCATCAACACGGCTGGAGACTGGTTGGACGATTCGAACGTCCGCACCGTAGTCATGGGCCAGAGCTTGGTATTGTAGGGCTATGATCTACCCATCCATCGGGCTAAACCAGAGCCCGAACACATCCCAATCCCCATGCGTGTTGGCTCAAGGTCGCCCTCCCCCCGATACTTTGTCCCGGATCACACGGGCTTGGCCTTCTTCACCTAATAAAAAAGATTACAGACCTCCGACGAACGAATTAAACCACCGTCGCCGCCAGCGCGTCAAGTAGGTCCACCGCTCTAGCATTTCGCGTCGGGATCACCACCGCCCGAGCGTACCAGTCGTCGCGGGTCCATTCCACCTTGCGGTCGACGGTCGTCGCGTTGGTCACGAACACCTCACCATCGACCTGCAGGACGAGCCAGCACTGACCGCCGTGGATCGCGTGCCGGTTGGCCCAGTAGCGCTGGCCGCAGGTCCAGTGCGCCAGTCGCACGGGGGTGGTCGCCCGGACGGGCCACGCGGGCAAAACCTTGAGCTCCACCCAGCCGCGCAGTCCCTGAGTCCGTTCGGCGATGTACAGATCCGGCGTGTCGCGTTTAACCCTGTTCTCCACCCGCTCGATGAACGCCGCCGGACCCAGTACGCGCTGCACCCAGTCGTACAGTCGCTGCTCAGGGAGTCTCATGGTCGCTCCAACGTATCCCGGAGCCCTCCGGCGGGGTCTCCTCGGGCCTTGAGGGTACCGTACCGGTATGGTAATAGCTCGGCATCCCTTGAGGCGCTCTCCGGGGCCTCTCTCTCGACCCCAGCGGCAGGGGGTCGCGCATTTTGAGCCGGTAGTACTCCGGCAGGTCGGTGTCGTCCAAGTCGGTGCTGCTCATGCTAGTGCCTTTCTCAGTGCATTGGCCAGCCGCATAGCGGCCACGCCGGGGTTGGGGGCTCCGGTGAAGATGGTGGGGTCCACGCCGTATGTGGCACACAGGGCGAGCCTCGAATCGCGGGTCCGGTGCTCGGCGAGCAGCTCCTGCACCCGGTCGGGGGTCCGCACGGCCTTCGGTGGGGTCGCCTTCGGGCCGGAGCGCAGGGGTTGGGGGGTCAATACCGGCTCGCTCCTCGGGGTCCTCGGGAGCCTTCCGGTCAGCTCCCCGTCGCGCAGCGTGTAGCCCGATTCGGTCGTGTACGAGTAGCCGCCCTTGCGGGCGAATTCGCCTCGGGCCCAATACGGCACGTAGTCCGGGTCTCCGGCGGGCCGGGGGCAGTGGTCGGTGTGTGCGGTGAAGCTCATCGGGCGACCCCCCGCAGATGCTCGTCGACGAACGCTTCCAGCGCTTGCAGCGCCGCCCATTGGTCCAATTCGCGCCCGGACGTGTCCCGGTCCGCAAGCTCGAACGCCGCTTGCACGTTCGGGTAGTCGATGATCGCGTCGAATTCGATGCGCTGGCCGTCCAGCAGCATTTCGCCCTGGATTTTCGCCTCTTGGATGCGCAGCACGCACCTTTGTCGTTTGGTGATATTCATGGTGTTGACCTTTCGTGGGGGAGGACCGCCCCGGAGGGCGGAGGTGGTGATTAGGCGGTGGCGGCTTGGCGCAGCGAGCGGCGCAGCATATTGCCGAGGTTCATGCGCTGCATGCCGGGGTTGAGGTGGCGAAAGCGATCCATTAGGTCTTCGATCGAGGTGCCGGTCGCGTTGGACACGGTGGCGTAGACCGAAATCAGGGCCAAGGGGCGCAGACGCAGCGCCACCTCGTCGCCCTTGTCGATCGAGCGCTTGGTCGTGCCCGCAGTCGTCAGCGCCTTGTAGGCTTCGTACTGGGGCAGGTACCCGGCGGAGACTACGCCATTCTTGCGCTCCTCGATCAGGCGGGCGGTTGCCGGGGCGGTGATCGTGGTGTGGCCCGAGAGCGCACCATTGCGCACCTTGCGGATGTCGCCATTCTCCATTTCGCGGATCGCGGTCCAGCCGCCGGTCACGCCGATTACTTCCACTTGCTCGCCGGTCTTGGTGATGATTGCTACTTGCATGATTTTGTCCTCTATCGGTTGGTTGAAAAGATTCTATTATAGCACTAGTGCAATAGGTTGTCAATTATTTCCTGCGACAGGCTTTGTCGCATTTGCGACACCGGAGGGGTCGAAGATCGTCGCGACGTACTCGGCCACGTTTTCGGTCCAGTGCGCGGCGGGCCAGTGGACCACGTACCCGTCCTCGTTCACCGATAGCCGGATTAGCGCCCCGGATTTGGGCAGGTCGTCCATGTTCGATCCCACGGGGATGAAGGTCGATACGCAGGGAGTGGCGGTCGCGCCGTACCACAGCACGGGGAGCCCCCGATTGGCGATCGCGTCGATCAGGTCGGCAGTGGTGGCGTTCAGTATGATCATGGATAGGCCCTCATTTTGTTCAATTCTTGCACATTTTTGCGGATTTCCATCTGCCGGTCGCGGATCGCATCGATCTCGGCCCACAGCTTGACTACGTACGGGTCGGTGTACGGCACGTCCGGGCGCGCTTGCAGGGCCGAGTAGCAATCGGCCATGGCGCAGACGCATTCGTAGGCTCCGGCGTTCGCGAATTTCTCGCGGAACGCGTCGCACATCTCTCGGTACGACTGCGCCCGCATTATGCGCGCCCCCAAGTGCCGATCATCCGGCCTTCCATGATTTCGCACAGGATGTGCTTGGCGATGTTGATCCGCTGTCGTGCTCGCTCCACGTCGCCGAACGCCATTAGCTCTTGCGCGTCGGACATGAAGCTCATCGCGGCCATGTGGCCGCCGGTGCAACGGTAGGAGAGGGAGCTGCAAACGCTGTCCATCAGGCCGTCGATGTCGGAGACGCCGTACATGGAGAGATTCGCGTCGCGCTGAGTGGGGGTCATTGTGGTCATTGTGGTCATTGGTGTGTCCTCTATCGGTTGGTTAAAAGACTTTATTATACCACCGGTGCTACAGGCTGTCAAGTATTGTCTCCAGCGCCGTGAGCCCACCGTTGCAGTAGTGCAACACTCCGTATTTGCGCCACCGCTCCTGCACGACGTGAGAGACAAATCGGGTCATCATCACGATGTGCGCCCGCTGCGATGGGGCGCGTCGCGCCGCCTCGTCCGAGTCCAGGTAGTCGATGTCGAGTAGACCCTTGTATTTCTCCCGCATTTCGCGCCCCATCTGCGGTTGCACGCCCAGTAGCCAGACGCCGGGGCGGGGGTGACCGGATGCCGCCTCGGGCACCGGTTGGGGTGCGGGCGCTTTCGCCGAGGTCGCTTGCGGCAGCTGCAGCAGGACCCGCTCGGCCACTCGATCCGCCACTCGGTCGGCGATGGCGTCCAGTAGCTGCTCCAATACCCTCGCGAGGCCTCCGGAGGGGTCTTCCTTGGCCTTCGGCGCGGGGGGCGGTACATCAATAGGGGCGGGCGCTTGCGGGGCCTTCTCGGGCTTCTTCTCGGCCTGTCGCTTGCTGAATTTCGCCGCTTGGGTCTGCGCCCGCTCCAGCGCCATTTTGTAGTTGAACACCCGCTGGTCGGTCACTACCACTCGGCGACCCGGCGCGAGCACCTCCTGTGCATGCTGCAGCGCTACCTTTCGCTGCATGTCGCCCCGAATGCAGAAAAGCTCGAAGAGCCGGTCGTTTACAAGCTGGCGCTCGTGCTTGGTCCATACTATGCGTGCCATCGTTGTTAGTCCTCTATAGGTTCGTGGTTAAAAAGCGGGGGCCGAAGCCCCCGAATAGACAACTGCAGGGCGATTATACCATCGCCAGCGCGGTATCGAGCGCGTCGCGTTTCAGTCTCGCACCCGCCCCGAACCATGCCGATTGCAGTCGCGTGTCGCGCGATGCCGCTTTGCGCTCGTGGTCCGCGAATCGGGTGACCGCGTTGAGCAGTCCCCACGCCGTGCCGGTCGCCGTCTTCGTGCGCTGGCCGATGCCGTCGAGGTAGATCTTCGTTACCATTTCGATCATTGGGCGTTTGGTCGCGATGTCCACCGTGTCGGCGTCCGCGCCGTAGAACACGTCGAGGAAATAGCGGGTCGCCTCCTCCTTGGAGACCTTGCGCTTGGTCAGCGTCGTCGCGTTCGTCTTGAACGCGTCCCATGCGCCGCCCACCAGTCCGAGGTCGGTCTTGAATCGGGTCGGGTTGAAATCGGTGCTGTGCGGCACGCGGATTTGGCCCGATTTGTTCCCCACCGCGATCGAGAGCGTATTGTTGCAGACCACGCGGGTGGTGGTGAATTGGGCCACGTTCGAGAGGGAGCCGTCGCACGAGGTGGCCAGCAGCAGGTAGGGCAGCACTACGTCGCCGCCGCCCACGTCGAACGAATCGTCAGCGCGGGCCAGTGCCCAGTACTGGGAGCCGCCGCGCAGCATACCGGCGGTCTCCATGCGAAAGCCGCCGACCTCGCACAGATCGCGAAAGAATTCCATGACAGCGCGGGGCTGCGTGATGTGGTAATTGCTCGACATCACCGACAGCGGCGCACCCGTGTCGGAGCGGTACAACGCCCAGCGGGCCGGGACGGTCTGCATACGCACCGGGGCGTCATTCTCGTCGCGCACCTCGTAGGCGATCGCGCCGCGTTTCACCTCCCAGTCGAAGCCCGCCTCGCGGGTCCATGTGTCGATCGTCGCGTCCGGGGTCAGCGCCTGACCGAGCCCGTGCCACGGGGTTTCGCCGACGTAGGCCATATTTGCGCGGTCATTGGAGAAGTCGAGTTCGTGTGCCATAATGTATTAGTCCTTGATTTAGATGGTTGATGCGATTGATGCCAGGATTACGAGACCGACCAGCATGATCACGCTGGCGGTCCACAGGAGTGCGTCGACGACGCGCTTCATTTCACGATGTCCATCTGGTCGATGTTCATCTTCACGACGTCCACGAGGTGCGCCGCGATCCACTCCTCGCCCAGTGCTGCGCGGGCTGCGGCGGTATCCATCGAGCGGGCGGTCGTAAACTTGATCGCCACTTGGTAGTGCTCGCCTCGGTAGGTCCCCTCGCCGCCCTTGCGGAAGATCTCTTTCAAGTACTTCTCGCGGGCGGTCAGGGCGCGAAGCTGGTCGCGCACTTGGGCCAGCTCGTCCACCATTGCGGTGGTGATCACTACGGGCTTGTCGATTGTCTTTGCCATCTTGGTATGTCCTCTATCGGTTGGTTGGTGAAGGCTCAATTATAACACGGGTCCAATATCTTGTCAATCCCCCCTGCGTCCGATTCGATCCGCGACGATTTGCGCATACCCGGCGATATCGACCCACGAATCGAGATGATTGGGGTCGCCGTTCATGATGCGCGAAATCTTGTGCAAGATCATTTCCATCGACTCGCGTTGGTGCGGCTCCATCCGCTCCCAATTGGGCAGTGCGCGCAGGTACGACTTCAAATCCTGAGCGATGACGCCCTGCACGGTAAAATCGCCGTAGGACGCGCCCCGCTCGGTGATGATGACTCCGAGATCAGGCTTCGACTGCTGCATGCGCCAGTCCCCCCTTCTTGTAGCGGCCCTTCAGCGCCTCGTCCGCGCCGGGGTAGCTCAGCAGCTCCTGCACGATCTCGTCGGTCGTTTTGCCCTCCTGCAACCCGCGCAGCAGCGCCTCGGTCGTCCCGGCACGCCCCACGATGCCCGAGCCAAATCCGGAGCGGATACCGCGACCGCCGAGGTCGGAGGAGATTCCCTGCCGAGAGTGTGCCACGTACCGAGCGATCTGGTCCGGGTCCATCGCGTGCATCGATTCAGACATCATGTGCTCGCCCGGAATGTCTTTGAGGTACTGGTAGTCCGGCTCGGTGTGGCCCTTGATCGCTTGCATCTCTTTCAGCGCCAGCAGCCCCGACTTCGCCTCGTCGCTGTACTTATTCATCCCTTGTGCGTCCAGCCTAGTCGCCGTATCGAGCGGGTGGCCCGACAGCACTGATTTGAGTGCCCGCCTCTCCTCTTCATC